TCTTTATTCACATAAAGAGCGCAGAGATAAGCTTGCTTATTTCCTATCTCGGTTAGGCACCACCGTTTGATAGCGGTACCGAGGTGTGACAGAGTGGTTTAACCCCCACTCTCCTATCACATAAGGTCTTCGGATCACATCATTATCAATTTCTTAATAATAATGTTAACCAATATAACGATAATCCTTAGATGGATTGCTCGGTATTGGTTTCCTAGTGTTCCTTACGAGAAAATGTCGAATTTCATCGATCTTTGGATTTCATTAGTCCGAAGATGGTATGATAATTCTGGCAGCCTCTCAACGATCAAACGAATTAAAGCAATTCGGTTGGCTACGACTAGATATATCTGTGGTTATCCATTAATGGTTAACTCAGATAGACTATCAGTAACTAAGGATGGATTCCCAAAATGTATTATTTCTGTTAAAGATTTAATAGATTCAGGACATCCTGAGTCGTTAAGATTCGTCTTGACATGTCTCGGGATAAGTAGATCTTTTACCTTCAAAGGTAATGAGGATTTAACCTCAATTACCCAAGAACCCTTAGGGAAACTTAAGGTAATTGATCAAAACTTCGTGGAAATCTTTGTTAAGGATTTCTGTGGAAATTTTGATGCAATTGGTAATAGACCTAGTCCATTTATCTCATACTTAAGTATGAAAGCAGGTCCTATGATTGGACCAGCTATCCTATCAGCCCATGTAGCTGCATCCCGGTTTACCGGAGTGAATCTATGGGGGTTGGCAGGAATAGGTGGTGACAAATTCATGTCCTGGGTTAAAGAATTGAAATCGGGAACTAAGTTAGACCTTCCTCATTTTCTGAGAAAAGTTTCACATAAGATCTCGAATCCATCCTCATTTAGATGGGGGAATCGAAAATTCATTCGAATTGACGATCCCGAAGCTAAAGTGCGAATTGTGGGATGTTATGATTACATCTCTCAATTAGCATTAACCCCTTACAGTGAATGGGCGTTTGAATCCTTAAGAAATAATTTTCCTAAAGATCGAACGTTCACACAGGATCCTGTTATCACAGATAAATGTGAGACCGAATCATATCACTCACTTGATCTAAGTGCAGCGACAGACCGGTTTCCTATAACTTTACAAGTTCAGATGCTAGCAGAAATTGCTGGACCTGGATTTGCGAATTATTGGAAAAATCTTATGGTTGCTGAACCTTTCCAGCACTTCGCTATCCGAAAGGATGGTAAAGGAACTGAATTGGTGAATATTAAATATTCAACAGGTCAACCAATGGGTGCTAGATCATCTTGGGCAACTTTCACATTGGCCCACCATATGGTGGTTCAATATGCAGCTTACCAAAATGAACTGTATCCATTTAAAGATTATATATTATTGGGTGACGATGTCGTTATATATAACGATAAAGTTGCTCAATCATATACAACCTTAATAAGATTATTAGGTGTTGAAATATCTAATCAAAAATCACATGTATCTAAAGATACCTATGAATTTGCGAAAAGATGGTTCAAATCTGGGATAGAAATATCACCAGTACCTATATCCGGTTTTGTGTCCAATTGGGCTAATCCTAAATTGTTGTATTCACAACTTTTAGAATTAATCTATAAAGGACGTGGACCTAGATCAATAGTGGATTCATTAGATGTCATAGAGAATTTAATATCTCGGTTAACTATTCCGAGTACTAAACACTTTATGGATCATATTCCAAATTCAGGTCTATTTAAACAAGAGAGAGCATATAGCTCCACTCAGGTTAGATATGCCCGAAGATCTGCATTAGAACTTCAACTCACATTGAGAAATATGAGAGAGTTCGATGTAGAACGGACTAGATCATTCATGGCAGATGCCACGAAGTCTAATGATTACACTCTACCTTCACATGAGGTAAGTCTATTCAAAGAATGGAATAGAGCCGCAAGTGGGGTAGTGAATGGTATGGCAATGAGCGTTATTAAAGACTTATCCACGTACTTTAAACGGTACAAGGAGGCCTATATTGACGCAAATTCCAACGATTCGTGGGATTGTCGCGTGTCATTGGGTAATCACCCTTTAACTATAGCCATATATAGAAGTGTAAAACACTACCATATGATGAATAAAGCTATGGGGTATACTACCGATTTAAGTAAGCAATTGGAAACAATTACTTTATTAAATCTCGACAAGTTAAAAACTAAAGATAGATCAAGTGAAGAATTAATCTTTACTTATTCTACCTTTGGTCGTAAACTTGCACGACAATTGCGTGATGACCCTGATCTAATAATAGCGAAAGCCCGAACTATGCAATTTGGAAGATCCTTAATGGATATCCAATTTGCCATGGCGAAGGAATTCCCACTATTAAAGGCAGGAGTAATCTAGAAAACCTTTACGGCAGGAGCTGCATCGAAGCAACTCACAGTTGTAAACTGTTTCCTAAGTTCATAACCGTAAGGGAGTAATTCTCCCGGGGTGGTTATGGATGTCCATACGTGATTCAACCGCGAGGGAGAATCATATATGAGACTGCGCCTTTCATAAAGAAAGG